GTAGTGTCACCCCCAGTCCTAGCAACCTCGGATGAGCGCGCATCGCGGCGGCCTGCAGCTGCTACCCACTGAGCTTTGATGACTCGGCCAACGGCAACAGAGGCAGCTTCATCTGACATCGAAGTGAGATGCACGCGTGCGTAGTCCTCGGACTTCTTGTGTCGCAGTCTGTCATAGACCCTGCAAAACATTGCAACCCTCCCATTGATGGCTGCCATGGTGCCGCAGAATGAACAAGCCATATGTACAAGGTCCTCTGCATTACCCCTGGACCGGAAGCCTGAGCAACCCATCGCCTTTAGCACAGAGGTCATGTCATCGAATGCACCGGCGCCTGAGGTGTGTGCAGAGATCTCCCTTGCTATATCACGTATGGTGCCCTCACCGATCACAAACCTATGTATGTGGTCTTCCCAGCTGTCAATGTCCTCACAAGCTGCGAGACCACCTAGTCGGTACTTGTAGCTGACATCGGCACAAAACTTGCTCAAGCTCATCACCATTCTCAAGACCCAGTCATCAGTGTGTTTTGCGCCGATAGCCTCAGCAATCTCATGTCGTGTCGCTAGGGGCATTGCCACAGCTGTGTCAGTGTGCACTCTGCCAACCGTGTCACTAACCAGTCCACTAGCTCCAGCTGGCCTTGGCGCACCCTGTGGAGCCCATCCTCGTGTACCAGCACTTCTCTCGACTGTAACCTTCTCAATGACTGCTTCCGCATCGGTCGTTGCTGCCCACTCAGGTAATACGTTGTCTGCGATTAAAAGGTCATAAGCTATCCTTGCTGCTTTTTCACCTGCGGTGGCGTAGACTGCCAGTACATGCGCCATACCATCGTAGTCACAGCACGCCTTGACTGATGCTGCCAGAGGGGTGTCAATGTCACACATAGGGGTGCCAACGTTGATAAGCTCTGGTGACATTTGCTCCTCCAGGTACTGTGGCATTTTGACGACTGCAGCAGAGGACGGTTTGTATGTGAACCCATATGCAAATGAGTGTTTACCTAGCCTAACACCCATTGCAGCTTCGAGGATTCCCGCGCAGCGCAAGACCGTGATCGCAGCCATCACGTCATACATGTTGCTCTCGCCAGCCTGCGCAACCGTGATCGCCCTTGCGTCAACTCTAACCGCAGCTTGTGTGTTGTGAAAAGCATGCACTAAGTGGCTTGACTTGGTGTGCCGCATTGACAATCTCTTAGCTGATCCGATCATGATGCGACCAGGAAGCTCAAGCATACGAGGGTCAACCCTACCACTCCATGACTTGAGGAACAGGCTGAGCAAGTTGAGGTGGTGTGCGCCGTTCGCGCTAGCCCACCGAAATGCTGCAAGGCCAGATGCAATCATCCTCCTGACCGGGTCTGACAGTGCGACTCTTGCCTCTCGTGCTGCGTCTGATCGAGCTGTCATGTAGCCCCTGTATCCAGAGTGGTCGAGTGCTGAGTCGTACAAGTTCTTTGTCGTGGATGCAACTGTCGTGCGGAGGCGCTTCATGTCAAAGGAGACAGTCGTCCTACGTCGTGCTGCCTCAGACTCAAGATCAACGAACCCGTCGAAAGCCCACAAGGAGAACGGGCAAGGGTATGTATGGTTCAGGATGACCCAGTCAGTTGGTGCAAAGTACCTGTCTCGGACCGACGTAGCAGCAGCAAGCGTTCCCAGGTCGGCACAAGTTCTGTAGCTAGTTCCCTCATTCTTAGAGACCAATGCGTCTCGGACAGTGTCCAGGATTGACCTCAGGTTCAGCTTGTCCGTCATCTGCACCTTCCGCCTAAGTGAGCCTATGCCTCTAGCACCCAGGAGAAAAGCTACTATCTCTGTCTTCTCAACTCTTGCCATAACTTGCTCGACAAGAGAGACTGGCATGTTTGCTGCTACCTCCTCGAGTAGAGCTGCTTCATGGCTGCCTGACCTGAGGACTGCATCGATGGTTTGCCTGAACTCATCACTAACATCGGCTTCAGCCAAGCTCTTAAATGGCTCTGCGAGACCTTGACCTGCGGCGGCTTCGGTGAACTTGCTGGCGATGGCAGCAGTGGCAGAGGCATACTGGCTGGCTTTGACTGTGAAGGGGCTCTTGAATGCGCTTACTGCATCTGGGATCTGCAAGTCTTGGTCGAGGATTGCTGAGAATGCAGCCTTATCAGCCATTGCGCCAACAGCAGACACAAGCGAATACCCAATCTCAGTGAACCATGAGATGTGGTCTATCTCCCCTGTTGCCATGACGCTGGTGATAGCCCTGCACCCAACACCACAGAGGCCTACGGGGGCCATCATTACCAAGGTGCGAGACAGAGGAGGCAACTCGAGGATTGAGCGGTCAGTCGAAATTACCCAGCTTGCAGCGCAGACCGATGCCATCCAGTATGCGACAAAAGGGTCTGCACCTTGTGCACATGCGCTAGCAGCTGTGGTGTACGCAGTGGCAATGTTGTCAGCAAGTGTGGAGAATCTGCGGGTGTGGTCTTTGTCGATTCGCATTAAGGTTTTAGTGCCGTGGGCAACCTGGGTGCCATCAATGTACAACTCATTTAGGTAAACAAACTTGATAGAGCTGAAGAAGCTTTTCACAGTGTCCATCGTGAACCCGAGGTCAGCATACATGGTTCGCAGTAACTCACGGGCTTTCTCGGCCTTTTCGACGGCCTCATCGATGCTGCCTTCGAGTGCGACGACGGTTGTTGCATCATCAATCAGACACAGTGTATAAGCTGCCTCATTCTTCGATAAGATGCCCTTGGCGCTCAACTCGTAGACCCAGAAGATGAGGATGTGAGCATGCATGATCGTGTCGGATGTTGCTGGCCACCCCTGAATGTTGCCCTTATTGCAGTTGAAGACCTCCTTAACTCCTCGCCTGTCTACAAAGACTTTGAGTTTGTCCCACAATGCAACCTGAGCACGTGGGTTCTTGCACTCAGTTGTTGACAGCGCATACTCCTGCCAGGTGTGGAACATGCTCCGGTCCATCTTGGGCGACCAACCAGAAATGTCTGTAGATGTTGCGAATGCATGGGTCTGACCCATCTTCGAGACGCTGCGGGCCATTGCTTGGAACTTCTTCTTGTGTTTCACCATGTTGACTCGGATAGAGACACCCGGTGTTAGCTCAGCAAGGGGCCGAAGGGAGTGATCGACTTCAGTAAAGTACTCACGAACAGTGTCGCAAGCGGACAGAGTCTCGCGAACTTTGCCACCAGGCTTAGTATTCTCCGCTTTTCCGGCTTCGGCTGCGATGACATGATCAGTTGGCTTGACACCGCCCGACATGACCCTCTCCCGCCAGGTGCTCATGAGCTCGCCGTTGCTGAGGGTCTCACCATTGAAGAGGGCTGACAACAACTCATTCTGGTCTGCTTTCTTCATGTCACGGCTTCTCTGTCTGTCCATGTACGCACCTAGGTCGGCAACAACACGGGTTGAATCCTTCGCAGACAAGACGTGGAAGTCGCCAGTGTGGGCATACTCAAACTCCATGTATATCGCGGCTTTACCCCAATCTTCACGTGGTGGCAATGTGAGCTTCCCCCGCAAGCATCTCTTGACCCAAGACATGTCGTCGAGAGTTGCACCGTCTTGTTCCTTGTAGTTGGGGAGCTTGTGCCTCTTGGAGATGAACCGAGCAAGGTCATACGCCTTACAGAACTTGATGAACTCAGTCACCGCCTCAGGCTTTGCAACATTGGCAGTTTGAGTCCGCTCAGCCATGGTGTTGTGGAGCAACAGCGGGTCTATGTCAGGGGGTGGGAGTAGGTGGTAGAGCTTGAAGAACTCGGCTTTGATGCGTTCGCCGACTTGCAACGAGTGAACCAGGTTCCGCCAGGTGAAAGTGTTTGGGTAAATGTCAGTGATCTCTTTGTCTAGAGCAACCTTGCGTTCTGACCAACCGCAGTCAACAGGTGCTTCCTTTTCCGCAACTTCGTTCTGCCATGCAGTGTAAGTAAGGTGCATGTGCCTTGCGACATACCGGGCTCGGCTAGGCTCAGAAACAGCCTTTGCTATCCATGCAATACACCTGCTGAACTCAGCTGAGTAATCATACCGCCCACTGTCGCCACTGGTCCGCAACATCGAGAAAGCCATTGCAGCGTTCTTGTAGGCAATCATCGAGGTACGAAAATAGTCAGCAGATGAGTTGTCAAGGACATACATTCGTTGGTTGCGGAACAAGACCAGCACACCCGCATAGTTGTAGCAGTGAAATCCTTGAAACTCGTCGCACTGGAATCGGTGTCTCTCAACTGGGGAGGAGGTGTTCACCTTTTCAACCATCTCTTCAACCTTTGGCTTCAGTCGCCTTGGTGCTATGGCCCATGTGCGGCAATACTTGACCCACATCGGTTGAGCTCGATATTGCAAGTCTTCTGCCCAAGACGCCCACTTTGACGCGACTAGGTGCCGAACTGGTGCAGAAGAGACCATCGGAGTGCGCGCGAAGGTGTTGCTGAACTGAGCTGGTGAAATCTTCTGCGACAGAAGCTGGTTTCTCAGGAGTTCTGTTGCCAGCATTCGGGCTTCGCGTGACTGTTGTGGCTCGGTGCAAAATGATGCGTCTGAAAGTGCCTCTGATACCAAGGAAAACATTGCTTCCTCATCACACAAGACTTTCATTGGATCGAAGTGCTTGTATGTCTCAAGGAAGTCCCTGATGATTTTGCCAGACGCATCCTCAGACTGAAGGGCATACGGGTCCACTTGCCGGCCGATTTCAGAGTCAAGTAGATAGTCGCTGAGCTGTGTGTCACCGCCAACCCAGGTGTCTTGAACATCTTCGCCGTCAAGAGCAAGTTCGGCCATCAGCTCGTAGTCATCTTTCGTGCTAGCAAGCTCTGGGCCAGTGACGTTGAGGAATTGGCACAGCTCAGCCCGCAGCTTGGGTCTCTTTGTTGCTATGGACAGGGAGATGAGCCGATTCCGCGCCTGGTTGGCATAGCGGGGCCGGTTGAAGACCCTTGCCATTTAGAAACGGACGTCAGCAGGTATTTTAAGACTGAGGGTATAGCCCAAGCGTTTTATAGGAGTTGACGTTTGAAACGGTCGGTTTGGCCCCGTGTCCG